CCACAAGTTTCAGTAGCTACTTAATAAAAAGCTACATCGTTGAATAAATTCAATTCACATCACAGGCTCTCTTGCGCTCTACTAAAAACTAGTATATAAATCATTTAAATAAATTGGTTATCGTAAAAAATAACTGGCGTTAAGGAGGCGCTGATATTATGACAACACACTTTACTTCAGGAGTCACAAACGTAGTGACAGGAGGAACTGGTGAAAAACTAAAACAACCAGATCCAATTAAATACCACGTTTATCACGAGGACTTCGACAAATACACAGCTAGTGACTGGGTGATTACTACAACTGAAGCTGGTGGCGGAGACGCAACTGAAGCTTTGGGAGATGGTGACGGCGGTTTATTAGTTGTAACAAACGATGCGGCAGACAATGATTCTGATGAGTTTCAATGGGCTGGCGGTTCAGGCGGAGTAATTGAATCTTTCAAATACGAAGCTTCAAAAGGTCTATATTTTAAAACTAGATTTAAAGTAAATGACGCAACTGAATCTGACTTTGCGGTTGGTTTAATCATTACTGACACAGCGTTTATTGATGGTACAACTGATGGTATCTTTTTCAGAAAAGCTGATGGTTCTACTTCTATGGAATTAGTCATAGAAAAAAATAGCACAGAAACAACTATTTCTTGCGGAACTGCAGCTGATGATACTTTCATGACTTTAGGATTTTATTATGATCCAAGAGACAGAAAGTTTCACGTCTACAAAGATAATGTAAAAGTTGGTTCCGGTGTGAATACAAATGCTCCAGATGATGAAGATCTGGCTGTTTCATTTGGAATTCAAAACGGTGCAGCTGCTGCAAAAGTAATGACTATGGATTACATTTCAGCAGGTAAAGAGCGTACAGCTAATACTGAACTTTAATAAGTAATAGTGTGGGCTTCGGCCCACACGAACTTTTAGGAGAAACAAAAAATGGCAACAGACGTAAAAGCAAGGTTTGCAACTGGAGGAACAGCTACTTCAACTACAGCTTTAGCTGCTGAACAAGATCCAGCAGACGGAGCAGCATTAACATTAACAGCAGCGGCTGCAACTTTTGCACAAGCTGATGATGGTTCATGCACTGTTCAAAAGGTTACTTTAACTTCTGGTTCAGGAGACGATAATTCTGATGTTACTTATACAATAGTGGGTACAGATGGAATGGGAGCTTCTCAAACTGAAGATTTAGTAGGTGGAGCTGGAGGAGCAACTGTAACTTCTACTAAATTTTATAATACGGTGACAAGCATAACTGGAAATGGAGCAGCATCTGTAGATATAACTGCAGGAGTAACTTCAACAGGCATGCATGCTGTATTATGGACTGGAAGAACTAGAATAAAAGGTATGCATGGTGTTATTTCATCTGCAGATAATTTTTTATTTAAAACTACTTCAAGCACAGGAGCCACTGTAATGACCATACCTGCAGACGCAGGAGATTTAGATCCTTACATTCCTGATGATGGAGTTCTATTTAGTGACGGTGCTTATCTTCCAATGGACCAAGGCGATATAACAGGGTTGACAGTATACCTAGACGCATAGGAGGTTAAATGGCGAATACTACCTCGGGAACAGCAACATTTGATAAAACTTTTGCTATTGATGAAATAGTAGAAGACGCATTTGAACGTATTGGATTAAATTCTGTAGCAGGTTATCAACTTAAATCTGCAAGAAGATCTCTTAATATCTTATTTCAAGAGTGGGGTAATAGAGGTATTCACTATTGGGAAATAGATGAATTAGATTTAGATTTGGTTGAAGGTCAAGCAGAGTATGATTTTTTTAGATCAAGTGATGATGGTACAAGTGCTACATCAAATCCAAATGGCATATATGGAATATCCGATGTCCTTGAAGCACAGTTAAGAAGTAATAGAACACAAACAACTCAATCAGATAGTCCGATGACAAAAGTAGATAGATCTACTTATGCAGGATTCTCAAATAAATTATCAAAAGGTACACCTAATCAATATTGGGTTGAAAGATTTATTGATAAAGTTAGAGTGCATGTTTATCCAACACCAGATTCAACAAATGCATCTAAAGATATGCATTTTTATTATATAAAAAGAATTCAAGATGTAGGTGATTATACAAATGCAACAGATGTTCCATTTAGATTTGTCCCTTGTATGACAGCTGGATTATCTTTTTACCTTGCACAAAAGTATCAGCCACAACTTACACAACAAATGAAACTGTATTATGAAGATGAATTAGCTAGAGCATTAGCAGAAGATGGTTCAGCTTCTAGCACATACATTACACCAAAAGCATATTACCCAGGAGCATAATGGCAAAGTACGCAACAGGAAAATACGCAAAAGCAATATCAGATAGATCTGGTATGGAATTTCCATATAAAGAAATGGTTAGAGAATGGAATGGATCTTTCGTGCATGTGTCAGAGTTTGAACCAAAACAACCACAATTAGAACCAAAACCTATGAATGGTGATTCTATATCTTTACGTAATGTTAGACCAGATAGAACAGAAACAGCTGTTCCTAATCTTTTGCCTTTAAACCCTTTTACAACAACAAATGGATCTGCAACTATATCTGTAAATGAACCAGATCATGGTAGATCATCTGGTGATACTGTTTGTTTTAGAGACGCAAGTGTTGTAGGTGGAGTAGCGGCTGCAACAATAAATTTAGCTGCAGGATACACAATTACCAAAGTAGATGCTGATAATTATACCTTTGCAACAGGCACAACATCTAGTATAACTGAAACAGGAGGAGGTGGTTTTGCATCAGCAGGACCCGTAACTGTAACCGCATGATTTGGAATTGGATTAAAAATATATTTAAACCAGAAAAACAAGATCCACATCTTGTTTTGTACGAAGAAGTTAAAGAAACTAAAGAACCAGAAAAATGGAAGTGTGGAACACATATTAGATACAAAAAAAGTTGTCCAACATGTAAAGAATTAGCAGGAGAAATATAATGGCTGGACTAAGTGCATCAGGATTAAAAACACAAATTAAAAGTTATACTGAAACAGATGCTAATGTTTTAACAGATGCTGTATTAGAAAATATTATTTTAAATGCACAATATAGAATTTTTAGAGACGTGCCTATTGATGCAGATAGAAAACAACAATTAGGTAATTTTGTTGCTGGACAAGAATCTATTAACGCACCAGCAGGATGTTTGTTTATTAGAGGTATACAAGTATACGACACAAACGGATCAGCTATTACAGGAGCTAACAGATGGTTAGAGAAAAAAGACATGTCTTATCTTCAAGAGTATCAAGACATAACAGGGACATCAGCTGCTCAAGGTCAACCTAAATATTATGCTATGTTTGGTGGTGCTACGGGAGAATCCGATACTACATCAGGTAGAATATTTTTAGCTCCAACGCCAAATACTACTTATAGATTTAGAGTTCATTTTAACAAAATGCCTGATCTTTTAGAAAATAATGACACTAATTATATTAGTCTTAACTTTCCAAATGGGTTGTTATATTGTTGTCTATCAGAGGCATATGGGTTTTTAAAAGGTCCAATAGATATGTTGACACTTTACGAAAATAAATATAAACAAGAAGTACAGAAGTTTGCTGCAGAGCAAATTGGTAGAAGACGAAGAGATGACTACACTGATGGCGCTGTTCGTATACCGATAAATTCAGCAAACCCTTAGGAGAATAAATTATGGCAATTACATCGGCAATATGTTCAAGTTTTAAACAAGAACTTTTACAAGGTAAACACAATTTTAGTTCATCAGGTGGACATACTTTTAAATTAGCTTTATTTACTAGTTCTGCATCTTTAGGTGCTGCAACAACAGATTATTCTACTTCAAATGAAATTACAAATACATCAGGAACTGCATACACTGCAGGTGGTGCAACTTTAACAAATACAGGAGTTGGTTTAACAAGCACAACTGCATTCACAGATTTTGGTGATGTAACTTATACTTCTGCATCTTTTACAGCAAATGGTGCAATGATTTATAACACTACAACAGCTGGTGGATCATCAACTACTGACGCCGTTGCAATTATAGCTTTTGGTGGTGACAAAACAGCAAGTAATGGAACTTTTAAAATTGAGTTTCCTACAAACGACGCGACAGCCGCAATAATCAGATTAGCATAGGGGGTCGACCATGTCGACAACTTCAGGATGGGGCAGGTTCACCTGGGGCCAAGCTGAATGGAATGAGGACGTAACTCTTAAAACGGGTTGGGGTGCTCAACAATGGAGTGGTGATGGTGGTTGGGGAGATCTTTCTGATCAAACTGTTTCTGTTTCTTTAACAGGTATACAAATTACATCTAGTATTGGTTCTGTAACAGTTGATGATGCTAATATTGGTCTAACTGGTTTAGAGTCTACTTTCTCACAAGGTGAAGCTTTTGTTCCTGTTGTTATAGACGACACATTATCTATTACATCTTCTGTTGGTTCAGTGTCCGTGGTCGATATGCAAGTTGGATTGACGGGTCAATCAATAACTTCATCAGTTGGATCTCTAACAGTTAATGACATGACCATTGGATTGACTGGTCAAGACATGACTTTAAGTCAAGGAACTGCAAAAGCACCAAATGAAACTGCAATTCTTTCTGGTATATCTATGTCTCTTTCACAAGGGACCGCAACAGCTATTTCATCTCAAGAGGCACAATTAACAGGTATAGAATTTACAGCCAGTCTTGGAACTGTAGTAATACCAAACGACACAGTCCAACCATCAGGATTAGAAGCTACATTTAGTCAAGGATCTATCATAGGGTTAGGTGGTGCATTAGTTCAACCTACAGCTCTAACTATGACAGCTAGTGTAGGATCATTGACAGTAGAAGAAGGTTTAGGACTAACTGGCATATCTTTCACTGCAAGCGTAGGATCAATTTCTCCAGTAGATATGCAAGTAGGATTGACAGGGCTGTCTTCATCGTTTAATATTGGAACCGTAGATATATTTGCTTATGGGGATGTTGACCCTGGTTCAAATATATCATATACTAATGTTTCAACAGGCTCGAATGACACTTATT